CTGTTTCTCCAAATTCAGGTATTTCAGGTTGAGGTGCTAACCAAGATAAAGCTTTACTTACAACTTTTATTGGAAATTCAACAATTTTTTTTACTGTACTTCCCATTTAATTATGAAACTCCCTTTTGTATTTTTTTCCGACTCTGTAAATATTATTATCTTTATCTAATCTTAACCAATTAATAGATTGATTCGTTTCTAAATAACCTTTGAAATAATTATATACCCATCTCATTACTTCTTTTGCTTCCCTTATAATCACAATATCATATAACCAAATATTTTTTCCTGTGTTCCATTGACTTTTATAAAGAAATCCTGTTTGACTATATTGGTCTTCGTCTTTGTTATCTAATTTAGCCCAATTCACAAAACCATATAAACCTTTTTCATCTTTAAATGTTTTATATTGATTTAAATTAATTGATGGCAAAATATGATAATACAATTCTTGGTAACTATTATCTTTGTATTTATCAAAAGTTTGGAATAATTTAATTATATCTTTCACTATACTCTACCCCATTTAATATCTTGTACTGTCTCTGATGAAAAGTCCATACCCACATCTGAACTAAAGAATCTTTGTTGAGATGTATTATTTGTTTTACGACCATTGGTTTTATCAAAGTCTGCCCAATGAGATACAATCTTAAATATGATATTACTATCTGAACCTTTTTCAGATATTTCAAAAGTATCTATTGTTCCTTGATATAGTAAAAATGGGTCGGCTATTAAAGCATTATTGTCATCTAAAAATCCTCTATGTATTGTAACCGAATCATTGACCACATTTTCGTTCAATGCAGTAGATATAAATGTTTGATCTGCTCCTGATAAACCTAAATTTAAAGTCGTTTTAGTAATATCTACTTCTTCAGAAAAATTAGAAAGACCCATTATGAAAGCTGATGAAGTATAAGTTACACTAGAACCTGATACTGAACTTGTTAAAGGGAAAGAACAATCAGTAATATTAACAGGGCTAGTAAAACCGATTGTGATAAGATGAACGGGTCTAATGTCATTAGTCGCTAGTTCGTTCTTTATTGCTGTCGTCAGACTTCTTGTCATATTCTTCTATTGTTCTCCTTTTAACTTTTATATTATCTGAAACAACATAGTGTGCATTTTCTGATGGTTCTTCGTGCTTTCCTATATTATTTGTTTTTAAATCTACATCTTTACCATCAATAACTTCTTCTGCAATCATATCAACATTTATCCAATGCTTAACCAAGTATTTCATTATAAAGCTTCCTCTACATCAAATTGATATTCATATAAAACAGCACCATCATTGTCTGAACCAACAGCACCGAACTCTTGTATATCAGAAGTTAAATAAACTGTGAATGGAACATTATCGTAAGTTACAACTGAATCATCTGTTAAAGCTGTTGTAAGAGGTGGTTCAATAGTTATTGTTGATGCGTTGCTTGTTGCTTGAACATCTGCAACTATCATATAAACTTTATTATGTGATGCGAACTTAATAAAATCTCCAGCTTTAAATGCGTTTGGATTATCATTTTGGTGGCCATCAACTGCAATCGTTGTGTCTCCTACTGCGTGAACACCATTAACTAATACTGTGCCTGTCTCATTTCCTCTAGCATCTTCTATTTCAGGTGGAATAATTGTAAAAGTTTCTTTTCCTGATCTTTGCTTCATAATAAAAGCCATTAGTTCTCCATAAACACTTGCTCTAGTTCCTGTAATAATTTTAACTGAAAAAGCAAATCTTTGACCATCAATTTGCCTAACTAATCTTTTACCACTATCTGATTTAGAGATAATGGTGTTTTGTATAGACTTAATTCCCATAGTTGAGAATTTTGCACTTGATATAGGAAAAGCACCTGACATTATATTAAATTACTACTCCCTCTTTCATTAACTGATTCGTTTATTATTCTTGATATTGTTCCTCGTCTTTCAACAAGCAATCTATCAATACCACTTGCATCAACAGCATTAATAGTAAAATTAACATTTACTGCACCGCCACTAGCACCTGTTCCTCTAGCTGATTGAGTAATCTGACCCGCTTGGTTTGGTATAAATAATTCAGCACCTCTTTCACCAACTACAATCGGTTGTCCTTTTGGAACCGAACCACCTTTAGAGAAGAATCCAAATAGACCGCCATTTCCACCACCTGAACCACCGCCACCGCCCATAGCAAGTAATATAGCTTGTAGTGCAACTTGTTTTTGTTTTTCACCTGTAATTTTTTTCTCGGTTGATAATCTTCTGTTATCTCCTTTTTCTAATTCAATACCTAATAACTTTTGTATTCCCATTCTTATAACCATCTCAATCATTATGGCTAAACTATTTACAAGAGCATCTTGTAACATTCTTTTAAATGATTTACCTAAATCTTCTCCTAAAATAACTGCTCTTGATAAAGCATTAGAGAATTTAGTTATTCCTGAATTTAATCCCTCTGCTATTGTTTCTTTTACGAATGATAGTTTATTTTGTAAATTACTTAATGCTTCATCATTTAATTGTTCAAATTTATTTATTGCTTGTTGTGTTGCATCAGGTATTTTTATTGCCATATCGTGTTCAATTTTTTGAAGTGCTTTAGAACCTTTTTCAAACGTATCTACAAATCCATCATTAGCATTAGCACTTGAAACTAATTCTTGAAACTCAATATTCTTATCTATTGCTTCTGACATTGATTCAGTAACTTTGTCTATTTGCTCGTTCATTTCTTTAAAAGTCAAAGTTACTGCGGCTACTGAACCAGCAAGTAAAGGTATTCCAACTCCTGAAATGGTTGCTATACCTCTTAAACCAGCAAGAACTACCATTATTGCTTTTCCTAGTGAAACCATAAAAAAAATTATTTTTATTGCTATAAGGATTTTGAAAGCTGTTATAACTAAATCAACATTGTCTTTTAATATTTTAAAGAATCCAGCAATACCTTGAACAGCTTTTGCTAATACTGTTCCAAAACCTATTGCTATTCTATCTATTTGTTGTGAATTTTTTGCGAGTGCTGTATCTAAATCTCCAAACTCTCTTTTAAGTGAACCAAAAAATCCAGCATCTAATAATGTTTTCTTAAAAGCAAATATTTTATCACCAATCATTGATAAAGTTCCGCCTAATGTATTTGCTAATTCATCTGTTGCTCTACCAAATCTTCCATTTTTACCAAATACTTTTTCAAAAGCCGTTACTGTTTCTTCTATTGATACTGCCGCACCAGCTTGGAAACCAAGCATATTTCTAACACCTTTTTCTCTAAATAAATCTGCCGCACCAATACCAGCACTAAATGATCTTTGTATTTGTTCTGATGCTGTTCTAAAATCTAAACCTGTAACTGCCGCAACATTACCTGTTATCTCCAACATCTTTTGTAGTTCTGTTGCGTTATCTGTAACTGTTGCTAATATTCCTGAACCAGCTTGTATTTCTTCAAGAGAGAAAGGAACTTTAGAAGCAAATTTGACCATATTGTCAAAAGCTTTTGCACCCTCATTTGTATCTTTTAATAAGAACTTTAATCTGACTTGTAAGTTTTCTAATTGCCTACCTGTATTGACTAGATTTTTTATAACTAAACCAGCACCTAAACCTAAAAAAGCATTTCTTAAATTAAATACTGCACCTCTAACTTTTGATAATCCACCTCGCAAACCATTTAAAGCTTTAGTCGCTTTATCTCGTGCTACTATGTCTATATTGAGTCTTTGGTTTGCCATTATAAATTATACCTTTTTGCTTCAGCTAGTGATTTCTTTGTTTTATACTCATCTTGCTCTTTTTTCAAGTAAGCTAACCAAAGATTATAATGGCTTACAGGCATATCTAAAACTTGTTGGATTGTGATGTGCAATCTGTCTGCTATTACTAACAGCGACCTGACATCAGGGTCGCTTTCTACTTTTTTTCGGCTTCCTCGTAATTAGTATCTACAAGAATACGATTAGCAACAGTTGCGATTACATTAGAGTCTGCTTTTTTTCTTAAAGCAAATTTATCTTCAGGTTGGAAAGCTTTTTTAAGATTCCCTTTATCATCTTTCACTTGAAGTTTCATTATAAGTAAATCAACAAGAACATTTAAGTCTTGAAAATTACTAGACTTCTTAAAGATAATATTCTTTTCTTCTAATGTTAAAGGTTCAGAATAAAATATAGATGGTTTGCCGTGTTCGTCTTTCCATTCTTCAACTTCAATCGTAATCGTTTGAAGTGACTCAAAGTGAGTTTTAACTCTATCTATTACTGACATAAATTAATATTAGACAGTTCCTCTAGTTAAAGCACCTGTACCTTGAAAAGTAACACTTCTTGATATTACTGCGTCCATAGCATTATTAACTGACATTCCTGTAACAATTCCTGTACCTGTAAAGCTTTCGTCTCCTGATGTATCGCCCTCAGGTAATAAGATAAAAGCTATTGAACTTCCAACAGTTAAAGTTTGTTGAGGAGAGTCTGTTTCATCATAATTCATTTCTAAAGTTCCTGAAAATGATGTTCTTCCAGCTAAGAATGATTTTGTTGCATCTGATATTTCTGTATCCTCTACAACATCAGCAGTAGTTTCTATTGTGAATCCTGTCAATTCTCCGATTGCAGTTCCACCCGCTTTAACTACACCTTCTTTTCCGTGATGTGTTGCCATTTTTTATTTTCCTTTTTTGGTTTATCTTTTTTATCGTTTTGTTGCTTATAACCAAGTGCTATAAAATTTTCAAGTTGAGTTTCGTTAATTGTAACTTCGTTCCCATCTTTATATAATTTAATATCTTTAGCCATAATAAATCCTTTTACTACTTATCCTCGTCCTCGTCAATTTCTTCTTCGTCAAAATCCTCGTCTAAATCATCTTCTTCAATAGACTCCTCTACTGAATTTTCTCTTAATTCTTCTAAAAGGTCTTTGACTTCTTCACACATAAGACTTTCCTTATCGTGTAATTTTTCTATTGCATCTATTTTCTTTTGTATTTTGTTTATAATTTTATCCATTTATATCTCCTTATGGTGTTCCTGATTGATATTCATACATACATCTAATTGTCATTCTAATGCCACCAACAGGGAATAATGAACCCTCGTCAGTTTCACAAGATACGACCATTGTATCTAATGCGTTACCGTTTCTTGTAATATCAGTTTCAACAGCAGTTTCAATAGCTGTGATTAACTCGTTTCTTTTAGTGTCTATATTAGTTTCTGCACCTTTAACAAAACCTGATATTATAAAATCAATCGTGCCGTGTCTTGTTCTTGCACCACTACCTAGTTCCGAATCATCTCTAGTTTCTTCTGATGTTTGAACAATAACTGCTGGATATTGCTGTTCAGATAATTCGTCTATTGGAAAAGGTTGTCTTGTAGCTTTTTTAATTGTTATAGGGCTAGATATGTTGCCTATAACAGTAAGTAAGTTTGATGCTATGTTTTCTCTTACACTCATAATTTCATATCTCTAAATTGTTTTTTTATAAACTTGTTAAAGGTATTCTGTATAATCTTTTCTGTTCTATCATTAAAGCCAAAAAATACTCTTTTAGGTTCGTTTAATACTTGATTAAATAATGCTCTCTGTCTCATTTCAGCATTAGAGAAACCTAAAGTTATTTTATGCTTTCCTGTTTTTCTTACAGTTTTTCCGCTTGGTGTTAATGCACTTAACATTCGACCCGTATAAAATAAATCAACTGCTGTTTTTTTACCCTCTCTGTTTAATCTTTTTAAATAGCTTGAACTATAAGGTGCAAATTTTCTTGAATTAACATCAATACCTTTTGCTGTTTTAGTTCTGATAATATCTAATAATTGAAAACCAGCTTGTAATATTCCTTTATCAATAATTTTGGGAAACTTAGATTGTAACCTTTTAAATCTTTTTTCTATGTGTTTTGAGTTGGTTTTAATCTTTATACCAATAGCCATTATCTAACTAATCGTCCTGACCCGTGTAAAGACTCTCTTTCATTCTTAACGATAGTTCCATCACCTGACGCATCATACTCTACACCATCTTCTAATATTTCTCTAAACTCTCTATTGTATTCTGATAGATAATGTTCTGCCATTCTTTCAAATCTATCTTTTTCTGTTTCAGGTCTAAACTTTGATAAAGCTGGACATAAGAATCTACCTAGAAATAAATAAACACCAGCACGTTCAAATTGGTCTAAATTAACTTTTGTATCTACCATCTCGTTTGTATTTAAAACTGTAATATCTGTATAGACATTAGTTTTATAGACAGGCCACCATTCAATTCTTAATCTTCTTAAAATATCGTTTGTTGTTTGTGCAAAGAAATTTGTTGCTTCTGTGTCTCCTGATGCAATACCAAAACCAAAAGCATCAGGTTGATACTTTGTTACATCTCCAGCGACAATTACGTTAGCACCTGTATAATTAGCCATATTAACTTCCTAATATAATTAT